AACGATATAACAGCACTTGCTAAACCACCAAGGTATCCAAGTACTAGGTTTATAAGGGCTTCAGAGTTCTGTTCAGGTGGCTGTAAAGTAACAAGGAATATATATCCCATAAACCCACCTACTACTACAACACCTATGATACGAGCTGTCCAGTCTTTACTGAACTTACCTCTAGCATCTTGCTTGTCTGCTGTTTCTAAAGAGAATACATCTACTTCTAGTTCTTTCATCTGCACTTCAAAAGCTTGTTCAGCCTTTTTAAGTTCTAGCATTTGTTCAGGCGTTGCATCTGCTATAGCTTTCTCTATAGCCTTTGGAGTATTAGGAACACCTAACACTTCTGATATCATGTTAGCTGCCATTCCTCCCATTGGTCCACCCAAGGCAGTACCTAATGTAGGTGCAACAGCTCCAATTATGTTTTTTAATAATCCTTTCATTTCAGGCTCCTAGTACCATGTCTTGTAATTCTTTACTACGTCTACCAACTTGACCATACCATCTACTGTCTTCCATTTGTACAGCCATCTCTTTCCAGTTGTGTTCTTTACAAGCTTTTAACATGTTACGAAACTTTGAAAGTCTTGTACCACCTAAGTTAAAACACATATTAACTAATACTCTTTGTATAACTTCTGGAAGTTCTTCCCAATCTTCATGGCTTCCAAAAACATGTATAGCTTCAGCGTAATGCTTATCAAAGTCTATTGTATAATATCTATCAACAACCTTTTGACTAACAGGTGTACCGATTTTCCAGTCATATTCAAGGTCATTAGGTTGACACAAGTGTCCTATCCCTAGAGTTTTATAGCCTAGACTATCCTCGTATATTTCAAGGACTTCGCCTTCGTGTCTTTTAACTTGTTCTTTACATAGTTCTATGTTCATTTATTTAATCCTAGTTTAGTTAATTGTTCTGTTACGTCTAAGTTTTCTGAGTAAGGTTGCCCTGTATATTTATTAACTCTATTAGCTGGGTTTTCTTTAGTGTAAGGTACATCGTCTTTACCTTTTACTATGCCTCCTGTAGAGTAGTTCTGTGTATAAGACCTATTATATGAACGAGTATATTTTTTATCTGTTGGTTTATCTTTTATTTTAAAAAGATAATTAGCTTCCTTGTCTATTTCTTTTGCTTTTTTATACAGCTCATCATAGATATTTCCACCTAAATAAGTGTCCATTAATCCTTTTGTTCCAGCTAAAGGAGCTTTTCTAGCTAAAGTTTCTGTTAAGCCTCTTCTTCCTAAAATTAAAGACATAGTATCAGACATTGTGGGTCCACCTAAACTTGCAGCAGAAACGTAAGGATTTTTAGTGTATTCTATAGATTCTCCAAACCTTATACCATGTTCTAAAGGACCTAACATACCTACTCTTTTTAAGGCTCTTAATGTATCATCTTTAGAAAATCCTTCTTCAACTATTCTATCTCTGTTTTCTTTATTAGACCTCCAGTAGTTAGTAGCTAAAGCCATGTTTGTAGTTATTAAAGCAAATGCTCCTAATTTAGCACCATTTACTTTAGGATTAACAACTGCAGACCTCACATAGTTTTTTAATACTGTATTACTAAACACAGTTGGGTACCTTAAAAACTGAGTAAGAATATCTACTTTAGGGTTAGTCATAAAGATTGGTATTCTAGCTCTATCTCTACCTACTGGCATTATAACTTCATTAACAAATCTACCGGCTCCTTGAACTACAGATTTATAAAAATCATCTGCATATTCTATGTCTCCTGTTAAAACACCGTTTTTTCTTGTAGGACCAAAAGATGTTTTAGCACCCTCATTTAACCACCTAACACCGTCTTGTACATCTATACCCAAATCATATAACTCACTTTTTAATTTTTGTATACTTCTAACTTCAGACCTGTTTAACTCTTTACCTAATCCAACTTCTGTTATTATATCAACACCGTTTTTAGCAATTTTATCAAGCGATTCCAAATTTTCTCTTATTAAACCTTTACCTATATTAAAGGATGCTAACTGTACAGATTTTGTCCAAGGAGTCAGCATGTTGTATCTAAAAAATCCTCTTCCTATTTTCTTTAAGAATTCATTTTGTAATCCTTCACCGGTTAATCTATTTGTAGATTCTGCAACACCTTCATCCATTGCCATAAACACTTGATTCATTTCTTTTTGAATTTGTGAATCAGACATTTTATGTTTTTTTCTAAGTAAGATAGGTATGTCTTGAACAAATATTTTATGTCCTTCTTTAACCCCTTTTAATGCATCTTTAACAGGACCGCTTATAGAACCGCCTGTTTTTGTTAAAGGTATTATAGCTTCTGTCAATGAAGAAACTGTTGCAAGAGGTAAGTAAGCTACAGCATTTGCAAGTTTTGTGCCGTCATAAATACCTTGGATAATTCCACTATCAAAATAATTAACTTGTCCAGTTACAGACTTATATAGTTTTTCAATTTTTTTTCTATCTGTTGGGTTTAAACCTCTTGATTTTCCTCTAGCTTCTTTTAATTCTTGATGCATAGGTTCTATCCATCTTTCATTAAATTGTTTTAAATTTGACTCTCTAGAAAATCCCGGCATTAAAAAACTTTTTTTATGTTGTATAGTATTAGCAGCATTCATAAAGTAATTAACAACGCTGTCTAAATCAGATGTTAAAAAATCTTCAAATGCATTATCATTTAAATTTTTAAATGCTCTTGACTGTGTTAATAAAATAGAATGTGAAGAAAATAATTCATTTTTTTTATCTAACATATCATCAACAAGAGTAGATGCTTCTTTACTATCCTTAACAATTTTTTGACTAACCAATCTTTCTTCAAAAGCTGGTCTGTTATCTATTATAGCTTTTCTATCCCAGCTTCTAGGAAAATAATTTTTTAACTTTCTTTCTTCTTTAATAAGACCAGCATTAATAGCATCATCAAATATTTTATTAAATAAACCTTCTAAGTCTTTAGCAACTTGTTGTACTTCATTACTATATTTATTAGGAGTATCTCCTCTTATAATTCTTATAACTCCTAACTCATCACTTTCTTTAAAAGTACCTGTTTTTCTAAGAGGAGCAGTAGCCTCATTAAATATTAAATGGTAGTCTCCTCTAAGATTATCTAACATTTCACCGTGGCTAGGCTCTGCTTTTTTACTTGTTACTGAAGTAAATGTCCTATCAAAATCGTCTCTAATTAAATTACCTAGCTTTTTAGTTAAAGGAGAAAACTTTGCTTTGGTATCTAAAATAGACGTAGCTGACCCAACAGTAACAGCTTTTAAAGCATCTCCAGCTTCTAAAGTTTTATAAAATTTATCAGCTATACTACCTTCACCTGTTTTTAAATATTCGTCTTCTGAATAAAGTTTATTCATTTTACTATAATAAAGACTTCCTTTTTGAATTCCTGCACCTAGAAGACCGCCTGTTAAAGCCCCTAAAGCAGTAGAGTTTACTAATTCAGATTTAGAATATAGTTTTCTAATATCTGTATTAACTTCTGTAGTTTGTCTAAAATGATTATCAAGACCAAGCCAAGCTGCCCCCTCTAAAGCACCAATACCTGCAGCTTTTTTTACAGATTTAACGCCTTCTGTTTTTAATAGTCCAGATACCATGCTTGAAGGCACTGAAGGTCCTACAAAATCTTTAGCAACTTTTAAACCTGTTACAGCTACTCCATTCCTAGTAGCTAAAGAAGCTCCACCTGTAAAAGGTGCTGCAAATGCAGCCACAATAAAAGTAGGGTCAGTAGCTATATCAATACTTGCATCTTTTACTAAACCTGCAAATTGTTTAAGGCTTCCTAAATCTGCATTATCAAATTCATTTCTTAAATAATTATAGTCTTGTTTTTGTTGCTCATTAAACTTACCACTTTTCATGGCTCTACTCATTCCAGAGTATAGATTAAAATCTGAATCTCTTAAGTATTCAAAAACATCATCAGAATTTTCACCTACAGATTGTAAAAATCTTTCAGAAGTTTCTAAAAACTTTTCATCTTTCTCTAAATCGTCTAAAGTTTTTTTAGTTTGAGGTCCAAAAGAACTGTACGAAGATGGTTTATTAAAATAATTAATACTCATTAGTAATCTTTATTAAATCTTTTTTGATAGTAGAGATAACTTTTACTAGGATTTAATGAAGGAGCTAATAAAGAACTTTTAAAAGTTTCAAAAAATTCATTTGAAGGAATTCTAAAATTTCCTGTGTTAGCACTTAGTTCATCTTTAGTTTTTTTATCAGCTTCTTTATTACTAAAACCTTCTTCTATAAATCTAGTTTTTATAGTTGTAAAAATTTTATCTTGTAAAGAATTATTTTCTTTTCCTTTAAAAGTTAAACGAGTATCATAATCAACACTTAAATCTTTTTTAATATTATTAGGAGAAGCTAAATATAAATATTTTAATTCTTCTTTAGGTGTAGTAGAAAAATCAAAAGAATCTACAGTCTCATCAAAGTTTTTTAGAAACAATGTTTTACTTCCTTTATGGTAATCTAATAATCCTTTTACAGCTAATTCATCCATTACGTCATAGTCAATTGGTTTTTCTATTAAAGGTTCTTTTATGGATGACCCTGTAACAGTTTGACTAATTGTTTCTGTTGTAGGTCTTCTTCCTTCATCAACCACTACATTTTTTTCGTAAGGTACTAAATCAAAATCTTTAAAATTAACATTAATTTTTTGTTTAAATTCTTCTTTTTGGTCTTCACTGTACTCAAGACTTTGATTTATTTCTACTGCTTTATTTAAAACATTTCTTAAATCAACTATTTCTTTTTCTCTTCCAACAGTTTTTAATTCTTCTACCATATTAGGAATTTCATCTAATATTTCTTCTGTTAATTTTTCCCCTTGAGAACCCATTTTATAGACTAACAAATCTGCATTTGTCATTCTTACATTTGTAGAATTTTTATTTTCATAATTATCCATTGTGAATTTTACAGCTAAGTCTTTTAGTTCAACTTCAGTAAAAGTTTTATCCCAATTAGGATTATTTTTCTTATAGTAATTTTCAGTATAAGATACATTATTTCCAAGTATACCTAATGCAGTAGTGTCTACTAAAAGTTCTTTATTAACTCTAGGATTTAATTTACTTCTAATTCTATCAACATTTGATTGTATCTGTAATGAATTAGGTGTAAATTCTTTATTAGTTTCATATACATTTTTATATTTAGTTAATAATAAATTTCCATCTGTTAATCTATCTTCCCTTTTATAAGCATCTACAAGCTGACCTAATTTTTCTGGTTTATTGTTTATAAAGTTATCTTGTTCTGTACCATCAAGTTTTTCAAAAGCTGTGATAAGTCCTATTCCGTTAGCAATTTTTGCACCTTCTCTATTTAAATAATCTTTAGGGTCTATTTCTTTATTAAGTAATGAAGTATAAGCTTTACTATTAACCTGCTGTAAAGTTAAATTAGGTTCTTCTTTAAGTATATTATCTATAACTTCTTTAAAAAATAAAGGCTCAACATTATTAAATTTATCTTGATTACTTACTAGTTTTGTTAAGTTAGGAATTACAGTTGTATAAATTTCTGATAGGTCTTTTGGTTTAGCTGTAAATACTAAAGGTTTATATAACTGTTCTTCTATAACTTGATTCTCAATAGAGTCTCTAAATGTAGTTCTTCCTTCTTTAGCATCTTTTAAATTTTTCTGTAAATCTAATAAATCAGAATTAGTAGTAACTAACTCTCCGTCCTTTCTTTCAGTTTTAAATATTCTATTCCAAGCTGCTTTTATTAAACCTTTTT